GGCAGGGGGAGCCGTAGGGAGATCTGGGTCGAGGAGAATTATTGCCGGCTCAGCATCGAGGAAGACGGCAAGACGTCGGAATTATACCGGGTGATGACCGCCGGCAACGGCCAGGTGATCTTGACCAAGGACGATAAGCCAGCGGTCGAGTGCATCGACGAGATCCCGTTTGTCTCGATTTGCCCGATCCCGGCCAGTCATAAATTGGTCGGCCAATCCCTCGCCGATCTGACAATGGACTTGCAGACGATCAAGAGCACTTTAATAAGGCAAATGGTTGATAACGCATTTTTAAGTAATTGGCCTAGAATTGAAGTATCTGAAGACGTTGTATCAGAAAATACTTTTGACGATTTGTTGACATTAAGGCCTGGCGGGATCGTTAGGACGCGACGGCCTGGCGGTATTAATCCGATGATGATCCCGTTTACTGCCGATAAGAGTTTTCCGCTGGTCAGTTATATTGATAAGATGGCACAGTTGCGGACTGGCGTATCGTCGGAAGGGCAGATGGTCGCCCCGGACGCCTTGAACAATACGGCGGCCTCCTCGATTGCGATGTTGCAGCAATCGGCGGCGCAGCGGGTCGAGCTGTTTGCCCGGATCTTTGCTCACGGGGTCGAGGAATTGATGCGCGGGGTGATGCGCCTCATCAGAAAAAATCAGCAACAGGAAAGAATCATCCGGGTGACCGGCGGCTGGTTGAATGTCGACCCCCGCGAGTGGCGCCAAGAGATGCCGATTAGTGTCAGTGTCGGGTTGGGCACCGGCAACCGGGACCAGATCCTGGCGCATCTGATGCAGATCATCCAACTGCAGGGGACGATCGTACAGCAACAACAAGGGGTCGGTGGCCCCTTGGTGTACAGCCAAAACATTTATGATGCCCTAAAGGCATTGCAGGAGAATGCCGGCTTCAAATCGAGCTTTTTTGCCGATCCGCGGCAAGGCCCGCCGCCGGGCACACCACCACCACCGCCACCGCAGCCCGACCCGGAGATGCTAAAGGCGCAGGCCAAGATCAAGCAAGAGGAGATGCAGGCCCAGGCCAACGTGCAGGCGATCGGCGTCAAGGCACAAGCCGAGCAGCAATTGATGATGGAGAAGGCCCAGGCCGACGCAATGATCCAGCAACAAAAGCTGGAGCACGAAAAGCAAATGGGCCTCTTGAAGGTGGAGCACGAGACCGAATTGGAGCGGCAAAAAGCCGAGAACGCCTTAGCGATCGGCATGGCCAAGGTAAAGATCGCCGCCGAGTGGAAACAAAAGGAGATCGAATTGAAATACGTCGCCGGGGCGTATGACCAGCGCCCTCGCCCGCAACCGGCACCTGGGCAGCGGCAAAACGGGGCGGCTGAATAAGGATGGCGGCGCTTGATTGGCTGCAAAGCCTGCTCGGGGGCGGCCAATACGGTGACCCGTCGACCCCGGCGATGTCGCCGCAGCCCTTGCCGGATGATGCCTTGACCCGGCTCCGTGACACGTTGGGGCAGGGTGCCGCTTCGTCGCTTTATGCCGGCGGTGGTGACGTCCAGCCGGGTCTCAACATGCTGGGGCGCGCTGTTGTGGCTCCCGCGCTGGCGGGCGGCGCGGCGTTGGAAGCGACGATGACCGGGCAGCCGGTGTCGGCGGCGGAGATGCTGCAAGCGGCGATGATGGGGATCACCCCGACGCCGACGCGATTGCCGGGAGGGGTGCCGAGCGCCACCCCGACCGCGATGGAGCGGTTGTGGGCTGATGAGTTCGGCGGCATCCGCGCCTTCCACGGCAGCCCGCATAATTTTGACCGTTTCGACCTGTCGAAGATCGGCACCGGCGAAGGGGCGCAGGCTTACGGCCATGGCCTCTATTTTGCCGAAAACGAGGGTGTGGCGCGGGGCTATCGGGATGCGCTTGCCCCGAGTAATACGAAATGGATGTATGGCGATAACGTGTTGAGCGGAGCGGAGCAGAATGCTGCCGAGATACTTGATCGCCGGGGCAGTGTGGATAGCGCCCTGGGGTGGTTGAAAGTTGTCCGCCAAGGGCGGGGCGCTGATCAAAAATACTTAGACGCAACAGAAGAAGCCATTCGCCGAATGGACCCCGCGCAGGTCAGCGTTGTTCAAAGTCCTGGCCATATGTACGAAGTCGACATCAACGCCGACCCGAAATCGTTTCTCGATTGGGATAGGCCGCTGGCGGGGCAGCAGACAGTGGAAACACTGACGCGGCTTGGCATCAAAGAGCCGCCCAGCGTCGTCTCCAAAGGCCAGACCTTTGGCGGTTGGGGTAGTAGAACCGGGGGCGATATTTATGATCGTTTGGCGCGGGATGCTGCTGCGCAGCAAGGGCAGTTGGGATTTGATTATCCAGGGGCGTCTGCCGCGCTGCGCGAAGCCGGCATCCCCGGCATCCGCTACCTCGACCAGGGGTCGCGCGGTGCTGGTCAGGGCTCCAGCAACTACGCGATCTTCGACCCTAAAATCATCGAGATCCTGCGTAAATACGGCATCCTGCCGCCGGTAGCGGCGGGTGGCGGTCTCCTCGCAACGGGTTCCGAGCCACCGATTTGAGCGTGGTCCCGTTTAAAAAACTGGAGAAAAAGAAGCCGCGGATCTGGGTCTGCAACTGCGAATGCGAGGCTTTTTGGCTGTACGAGGACGGGCGCATTCAGTGCATGCAGTGCGACAGGTTTCATGACGGCAAAGAGGGTGTTTGGTCGCCCGTCGTAAACCGGGATGAGCCTGCCTGATGCTGAGAAGTTGGGCGCGTTTCCTGGCTGAGGTGCCGCGGCCTTGGGTTTCGACTCAAACACTGCCGCAGAGCCAGGGCGAGTTGGGCGAAGAAGCTAGAAAGCTTCTAGACAACCCGGTGCTGATCGAAGCCTTGGACCGGATCGAGCGGAAGTTGGTCGGTTCCTGGCGGAGTAGTTTGGTGGGGGACGCGGCGGGCCGGGAGGCGGCTTACCGGCTGCACTGGGCGGCGGAGCAGTTCCGGGCGGAATTGCGGATCATGATCGCCAATGCCGGGATGAATGCGCGGCAGCGCGGGGAAGGGTCGTCCTGATGACCCGGGATGAAATGGTCGAGGCTGCGGTGCGGGCCAGTATGAGCTGCCGCACGATGAAAACGATCCTCGGGATGGCCGAACGCCTGTCGGGAGATGACGAGTGCTTGCTTTGCGCGCTTGAGCGGTATCCCGGCTGCTTTGGTGCCGTCTACGGGACCTTTGCCCGAATGCAGCGGCAGCAGCAATGAATGTCGAGGGCCTGACCAACCGGCAGGTAATGGTGCGGGCTCTCTCGCGGCTATTGAGAGAAGTGGAAGCCGGCCTGGTGTCTGCCGAAGCAATAATCTGGGCCAAAGAGGCCTTGGGCGAGGTGGTCAGAAATAAAAAGCCTGAGAGCCTGCCGAAGATAAAGCCGAGCAAGAAGGTTTAATACGCCAAATTGGATACCAAACCGAACGCGTCCGCTTTCGGCCTTAAGTTACTGAATCATAAAGGCCGATTTCGCATAAATCGGCCTAAATCGGCCTAAATCGGCCTCATCGGCCTCATCGGCCTCATCGGCCTCATCGGCCTCATCGGCCTCATCGGCCTGCCATTAAATCGAGGACAAATCAGATGAGCGACAACGCCCCCACCGTGGGCGGCGACGTATCCGTGTTGCCGAGCGATGCCAATGGCATGACCGAAGCGCAGGTCATGGAGGGCATTGAGGGTCTGCTCGACGACCGCCAGCCGAAAAAGAGACAACCGCCAAGGACGCTAGAGACCAGGCCATTGCCTGGGGACCGCGCGGCGGAGACGGAGCAAGGGTCGCAAGACCCGATGCCGGGACCGGAAGATCCGGCCACCCGAGAGGAAGAGGAGGATGAGCCCTACGAACCTGACCTAGACCCCGCCGAGGAAGGCGAGGATGGGTCGGACCATCAAGGGATCGAGCCGCCAAGCAGTTGGAACAAACAAGACCGGGAAGTTTTCAGCACGCTCTCACCCGAAGCGCAGGCAATCGTTGCCCGCCGGGACAGCGAGCAGAATGCGGCCTTTCGACAGAAGACCCAAGAGATAGCCGAACATCGCAAGGCACTAGAAAGTACTTTTCTAACGGTACAACAGGAGCGTGAAGCCTACGCCAACAATCTACAACAGTTGTTGTTTGTTGCTGCCCCCGAAGCTGAAGAGTTTAGTCAGATCGATTGGCAGCGATTGGCCCAGGAACAGCCGGCCGATTATGTGCGGCTGACCGCAAAACGCGATGCCTTAAGGGGTCGCATTGGCGGTATTCAGCAGGAATTGCAACGGGTGGCGGCGCAAAGCCAACAAGCCCAAGCCTATCAGTTCCACGAGACCGTCCGGGCCGAGCATCAGCGATTGGTGGAGGCATTGCCGGAATTTGCCGACCCCGAAAAGGGACCACGGAAAATTGCGGAGATGCGGCAGTGGCTTACTCAAAAAGGCTTTAACGACCAAGAGATTAGCCAGGTGGTGGATCACCGGGTATTGCTCGTGGTCGATGAGGCGATGCAGGCGGACCGGGCAAGGCGGGTCCGCCGGCAGGCGGAAACCAAGCGCACCAACGGCCAAACCCCAGTGCAACCGCCTGGCGCCCCGCGCCAGCGCGGCGACACCCAGGCGGCGCAGCGGCGGGCGCAGCGGATGGACGCCCTAAAGCGCAGCGGCAGCGAGAAGGACGCGATCGGCTATCTCATGGAGATCCTCTGACAAGACATGCCCCGCTAAGGCGGGCAACCCCTTGATGGAGTTCATCTTTCCATGGCAATTATCTCAGGTACTGCGACCACGTTCGCAGGCTCGCCAGGTATGGCGGGACTGCGAGAAGACCTCTCGGATTAGGTTTTAGTCCCCTCCGCTTAGGCTTTCTGAGCGGTATGGAAAACCGGGTGAACTCGGTGAAACCCCGACCGCGTAATGGCGAGGGCAATACCGAGCCGAGCCGCAGCGGGCTTTAGGTGCTGCGGAAGGTGTGACGGTCAGGCGGGTGAGTCCCAACAATAACCCCGCCCAAGAGCGCCCGGCGCGAAAGCGATGAGATGACCTGGGCTCGTCAGTAATGACGAGAAGCGCAGTTTAAACGGCTGCGTAACGAACAAGACCGATGATCTACAACCTAAGCCCCAGCGATACACCTTTTACGAGTAATGTCGGAAGGGGTACCGCGGATGCCGTGTATCATGAGTGGCAGACCGATTCTTTAGCGGCACCAAACACGGCAAACGCGCAATTCCAGGGCGATGATATCGCGACGTTTACCCCTGCGTCGGTAACGACGCGGCTGGGCAATAGAACCCAGATCAGCAGAAAAGAAGTTATTATTTCAGCGACGCTGGACGCGGTGAATAAAGCCGGCCGCAAGACTGAACTCGCCTACCAAATGACCAAGCGGGCGAAGGAGCTGAAGATCGACATCGAAGCGATCATACTTTCCAACCAAGCCAAGGTTGTTGGTGCTGCGGCTGTTGCGCCTAAAGCTGCATCGGTGTTGAGCTGGATCAAAACCAACACCAGCCATGTCGGGACCAATCCCACCGGAGACGGCACCGACGCACGGGTGGATGGCACGCCGCGGGCTCTTACCGAAGCAATGCTGAAATCGGTAATGGCCAGCATCTACGCCAACAGTAGCGAAGACCTCGACGTCTTGATGGTCGGGGCCAGCAATAAGGCGGTGGCATCGAGTTTTGCTGGCGGCGCACAAAAGACCTACGACGTTAGTGACAGGAAGCTTGTCACCACGATCGACGTGTACGTTGGCGACTGTGACGAATGGTCCCTCGCAGCGTAAGCTGCGTTGAACAAACCGGGTGAATTGCAGGGACGCCCTAACGGTGAGGCCGAGGGTAATCTGCAGCCAAGCCCCGCAAGGGGAAGGTTCATCGACTAGAGCGCCAGCTCGTAGGGGGAAGCCCCCCGAAGCGCCCGGCTCCCGTAAGGGATGATGAAATAGTCAGGCCTGCATGGAAACATGCAGCGGTCCCGAGAGGGACGCGGCAGGCTTAGCGAGCCAGCCGGAACACAAGCGTTTCTACCGTCAGGATCATCCCCAACCGCTTTATGCGTGTAAGGGATGCGCTGCTCCTAAACTGGTCGCTCTGGTCGGTCGATTGGTTGCGCCCGATCCGGCAATTCGAGCTGGCCAAGACCGGGGACGCCGAAAAGCGGTTGCTTATCGGTGAATGGACCCTGCGGTCCAACAACGAGGCCGGTAACGGCGGGATATTTGATTTGACCGCGCCGTGAGCCTTGCCGTCCCTCTTTCGCGACACGTAGCGTGAATGACGGGAGGAACAACCATCGGTTGTTCCTCCTTTTTCAGGTAAATAGCCACAACCATAAGCCGAAAGCGGCAAGGGCGGCCAAGGCGAAGGCCCCGGCTTTGCCAACCCATTCCAGAAATTCCTCAAGGTCCGACATGACCGAATACCTGCTTGATCACGATCCCGAAACCGGCATCACCGAGACCTTCTGCTATGACGAAGCCACTGGCGACATCACGATCCGCCGTTGGCAAGACGTGCAGCCGGCGATCGATGTCAATAAGGGGTTTCACCTATACAGCAATGGCAAACATAAGGACGCCTGGCTGGCGGCCCGCATCCCGACCAACATCGCGCAGGATTGGCTGGCCCGCTATGGCATCAATGCCTGGAAAGGCGAGCACTGGCCGGCGGTCAAAAAGCTGTTGAACGACGCGGACTACCGGCATCTGCGGCCCACCAGTTTTAGGCTCTGATCCCCGTGCCCTTGGACAGTTACGCCGCCCTGAAGGCCAGCATCCTGAGCTGGCTGGCGAGACCCGGTGATCCGCTGGTCGAGCCGACCGTGCCAGACATGATCCAGTTGTTCGAGCGCGAAGCTTCCCGCCGTCTCAAGGTTGCCGGGGCGGAAAAACGGGCATCTTTGACGGCGCTCGGTACTGCGGTCTTATTGCCGGACGATTTTGGCGAACTGCGACTGGCGACATCGGGCGGGGTCAATTTGACTTACGTCACCCCGATGCAGTTATCGGGCAACGGCGGATTGCCCGGACACTACACGATTGTCGGTAACGAGCTGCGGCTGGGGCCATACCCCACTGGCGAATGCACCATCGAAATCGTCTACCAGTCGGGGGTGCCACCGCTTGGCGACAGCAACCCGTCAAACTGGCTCCTGGCGCAACACCCCGATTGTTATCTGTTTGGCTCATTGGTCGAGGCCGAGGGGTTTATCGGCCATGACGAGCGCATCCAGCTTTGGCTGGTCAGGCGCGATGCGGTTTTCCAATCGATCGAAAGCGCCGATCGCAAGGCGCGGTGGAACGGTAGTCCGCTTCTGATCCGGGCCGACGGGCTATCGGGCGGCGGCGGCAGTGCCGGGGCCGGCGATTGGACATCGGCGCCGCCAGTGCCGATCCCGATTGCCGGCGTGGTGGCCGGCACCGGGCTCTTGGGTGGCGGTTCCTCCGGTATTATCACATTGAGTCTCGATACCCCGGTTTCGGTATTCAATGGTGGCACGGGGGCCAACACCGCGGCCGCTGCCAGGACTAATCTGGGCGCGGCACCCTTGAGCAGCCCGGTTTTTACCGGCGATCCGCAGGCCCCGACGCCGGCCCCTGGCGACAATGACACCAGCATAGCGACGTCTGCATTTGTCCAGGCCGCCCTGGCCGGTGTTACCGCCGGCATCCCGGATGCGCCAAACGATGGCACCTATTACGGCCGGCGGAATGCGGGCTGGCAGCCGGTAGCGCCGATCCTTAGCCCGTCTTTCACGGGCACGCCGCAAGCCCCGACACCGGCAGCGTCTCCCGCTCCCGGCTCGAACAGCACCTATATCGCCACCACCGCTTTTGTAACGGGGGCAATTACATCAGCGATAGCCGGTGTCGGCGCCGGTATTACGCAATTAACCGGCGATGTGACGGCGGGGCCGGGCAGCGGTTCGCAGGTGACGACGCTGGCGAATACTGCGGTGACGCCGGGGGCTTACACCAACGCCAGCCTTACGGTCGATGCCAAGGGCAGGCTCACTGCGGTCGCCAGCGGTGCTGCCCCCGCCGCCGTGGCGCCGCATCCCGGCTATCGCTCCGGGGTGTATTACACCCGGCCTATGTCGGCAGTCGGCGCCAATACCGCAGTGACCGCCAACCGGATCTATGCAGTGCCGATCTTCATCGCCTCGGCGCTGACGATCGATGGGGTGCAGGTTAATGTCGGCACCCCGGCTGCGACCACGTCGGGCGAAATCGGGATTTATGCCAACTCTTCCGGCGCAGTCGGTTCTCTGATCCGGGATTGCGGCACGATCAGCACGGCGGGGGGCGGTGTGCTGACGATTACCGGGTTTACGCAGGCACTGGCCGCCGGGTGGTATTTCCTGGTCTTCGCCTCCTCCGGAACGCCGTCCCTGATCTCGTCGGCGGCAACCGACGTGTCGCAACAGCATTTACTTGGGTTCGCCACGTTGGCTGCCAGTTTCCAGGGGTTCCAAGGCTGGGTGGCGACATGGACGTTTTCCGCTGGAGCGCTGCCGACAAACCTGACCAGCCCAACGCAGAACAACGGATCGATGCCGTTGGTCGCCTTCCGGGTGCAGTGACAGATGCCGGTAATCCCCTGGCCAGAATGGTTGCCGGACCAAGCCGATTTCACCAATCCCGGCTCGCCCCTCATCAAAAACTGCGTGCCGCTGACCCCGAAAAGCTACGGCCCGATGTCGACCTTTATCCCTTGGGCCGCCAACGCCTTGGCCACCAGGGCGCAGGGTCTCTACAGCTTTAAGGCGGCCGATAGTGCGATCTATATTTTCGCCGGCGACCAGGCCAAGCTTTACATGAGTGTTGCCGGCAACCGCACCTTGAGCGATGTCTCAAAAGCCGGCGGTTATGCCACCCCGTCGGTGGATAGCGGCGGCCACTGGGATTTTACCAGTTACGGCAGCCGGATCATTGCCACCAATTACACCGACCCGATCCAGACATTGATGACCCCGACCGGCGCTTCACCGGTCTTTAGCGACCTCGCCGCGGCGGCGCCAAAAGCCAAGTACCTGGCCGTGGTCAAAGACTTCCTGATGGTCGGCAACACCAATGACGGGGTCTCCGGGCCGCAGCCGCAGCGGGTGTGGTGGTCATCAATTAATGATCCGGCCTCCTGGCCAACCCCGGGATCTACCCCCGCGCTCCAGGTCATGAGTGATTACCAGGAGTTGCAGCAGACCGATCTGGGCCAAGTCACGGCTTTAATAAGCGGCTTTGCCCCCGGTAGTGACGTCGTCATATTCCAGGAAAGGGGCGTTGTTACGGCCAGTTTTGTCGGGCCTCCCCTGATCTTCAATTTTAAAGTCGCGCAAGGCTGTGCCGGAACCCTGGCACCCCTGTCACCCGTGCAGGGTTTTGCCAAGGACAATTCCGGCGCGGTTCGGCCGGTGGTTTACTACCTGTCGTCGTCCGGTTTTGCCGCGTTTGACGGCAACACTTCCTATCCCGTAGGCGCGCAGAAATTCGACCGCAGTTTTTTCGACATGGTCGATGACGCCCACATAAACTATGTCCAAGGCGCCGCCGACCCCCGCACCCGAAGTGTGATCTGGGCCTTTGCCACCCCCGGCTCGGCCGGCATCCACACTCACCTTCTGGTCTATAACTGGGAACTGGGAAGGGCGGTCATCAGCGAGATGGAGGACGTCGCCAAACAGGTTGAATTTATCGGGCAGGCGCAATTCACCGTTGGCTACCACTTGGACAATATCGACGTGTTCGGCAATCTGGACACGATCCAGCCGCCCCTTGACGATCCGTTCTGGGCCGGCAATGCAGCCGCTCGGATCGCTGGCTTTACCCGCGACCATGTCCTCAATATCGGCGCCGGCCCGGCTATGGCCCCGGTGCTGGAAACCAGCGAGATGCAACCCAATGAGGGTCGCCGCGCCTGGGTCAGGATGACCCGGCCCCTCCTTGATGGTGGGGTCGCGACGGTGGCGGTGGGGCACCGCGAGCGGTTGGTTGACCCCGTCACCTGGGAGCCGGCGGTGGCGGTCGATACGCTTGGCAATTGCCCGCAGCGGGCCACCGGAAGGTATGTCCGGTTCCGCTTGCAGATGCCCAAGGCGCAGCCGTTTCGGCACTTGCAGGGCATCGAGGCCGAGATTTTACCTGAAGGATCAAAGCGATGATCTCGGCGCTTGATCTGCTTAAGTTTCGCCTGTCGCGAGGCGCGCCGCCGCCGGATGAGGTGATGGGGTTGCGGGGGAGCGATCCTGGTGGGTTTGAGCCGCAGATGTCAGAGGTCGATAGGCGGTTGCAGGCGATGGGCCCCAATCTGCCCGAATACCTGCCGGAACAAGTGTGGA